CCTTGCTTTGGTGACCTTTGTCCCATAGCATGAGGTGGTTCGTGGACCTGAGGGCGAAGCCATGGCCGGCCGGCCGCGCCAGATCGACAACGCGGTCGATGCGATGTCGAATGGTCAGGCTCCTCAGCAGCCGCAGTACCCTCAGCCTCAGCAGCCGCGGGAGGAAGAGGAGCAGCCGAGCCGCCCGGCCCCGGCAGGCTTCCGCTTCGCAGACGGCGGCCGCGTCAACGGCAAGGGCGGGCGCACCGACGACAAGGTCGGCCCTGTCATGCTGAGCGACGAGGAGTACGTGCTGCCGGCCGACACCGCTGACGCCATCGGTCGTGACGTGCTGGACCAGCTGCGCCTGCACACGCACGACTTCGTGAGTGACAAGAAGGAGTCCGCCCTGCGAAAGCAGCAAGGAGCCGCTGACCATCTCGCTGACGGTGGCTCCCCGGATTGGCTGGAAAAAGGCAAGGCCCTGGGTCAGCGAGCCCTGGCCGGCGCACAGCAGTATGGCAACCAGGCGATCGACTACGCCAAGTCGAAGCTGCCAGGGTTGCAGCAGCAGGCCGCCGACTATGGTCGGCAAGGTCTGGCCTACGGTAAGCAGGTGGGCGCCCAGGCTGCAGACTTCGCCCGCACGAACCTGAACCCGGACGCGCTGCGCGCTCACGCCGCCACGGTGCAGAAGGCGGCCACGGAGACGGGTGCCCAGCTGAAGGATCAGTTCGAGCGCGCCGCCTACAACCCGGCAGAGCGTCGACAACTGGCCATGGACCGCGTGCGCGCTGAGCTGGGCGACAAGCCTGTCGGCTCCGGCCAGGTGAACCCGCAGTACCGTACCCCGCAGGCCGCCAGCACGGCGCCCAGCGCCACGCCGCAGCCGAAGGCCCCCGGCCTGCTGCAGAAGACGGGCTCCACCCTGCGCAACGCTGGCGGCGCAGTGCGGTCTGCGGTCAACTCCCCGCTCAACAAGGTGGCGACAGGTTTGGGAGTAGCTTCCGCCGCCGCGCAGGCTGGGGGTCAGGAGTTGAAGGACCAGGAGTCAGGCTATGCCCAGGCCTTCAATGAATCCATGGGCGACATGAATTCAATTGGGGGAAGCGCTCTCCGCGTCCTCAGCGGAATCGGGGATAATCTCACCGGAGGGTACGCCACCAGGGTCGGCCAAGGTATCAGCTCGATGCTGAGCGGCGAAGGCTTCAGCGATGGGTTCAACCGCGCGACCCACCGCGAGCAGTTCGAGGCAGCCCGCCAACCCGCGCCGACAACTCCTGCTACTCCAGCCAATGCACCTGCCAGCCCCGCCCCCGTTCCCGCCGCCAATCCCGTTCCCACTGCCCCCGCCGCCGCACCCGTGGAGACGCCGCCGGGCTACACGAACCTCGGCAACTACGGCTATGGTGGCCCCGACATCCTGGGTACCAGCACCCGCACTGATGGGAAGCTGAACAGCTTCACCAACGTCGCGCCGTCGCGCCTTCGCGCACCGAAGGATCAGGCAGAGAACATCAACGCGATCTTCGACCGCATGCGGCACGAGCGCGGCACTGACTGGTGGGCTCGCCACGGCGCCAGTCTGGATGCACAGCGCGCCGGTCTGCTGCTGGAGAACCAGCGCAACATGACGGCCAACCGCGGGCAGGATCAGCTGGCTCAGGCCGCTGATGCATCCGCCCAGCTGCGCGCCGCTGAGCAGAACGAGAACGCCATCCAGTCGCGGCTCCGCCAGGCTGCCAATGCTGGTCAGCTCGGGTCGAGCATGATGAAGGCCCTGATGGACAACGACCTGAAGCGCGAGGAGCTGAGCCTCAAGCGCAGCTCGATGGCTCAGGAGCGGGCTGACAAGCAGGCCGGTCAGTTTGACAAGGCTGTGGATGGCATGTTCATCGGTGCCGATGGTAAGGCTGATGCCAAGCAGGCCCAGGCCTTCCGTCAGTTCCTCGGCCAGTCGAACCTGAAGGTGGATGGCAAGTCGTTCACCAACATGACGCCGCAGGAGCGCCTGCAGAACCTGGCCCAGGCCCGCAACATGTTCGACCTGATGCAGCGGCAGAACGCCGGCGCCCGGACGCAGTCCAGCACCTACTCGCCCATCGTCGGGTCGAAGAACGGCTACAGCCTGGGTGACGTGGTCCATGGTGACGCCAGCATTGCTGACTACATGCTGTCTAACGTGAGCCCGCTGCGCCAGCACCAGGTCGTGGTTGACTCGATGGGTCGCCCGCACATGGCCGGCAACCTGTTGTTCGATGGCGACAAGATCAACGGCGACCTGGCAGCACTGGTCGCGCAGACCCGGAGGTAATCAATGGCCGCTGACGTGAAGGCCGCGGAGTTCGCAGCGAAGCTCCGCGACCACCCGTTCGTGAAGAACGCGATGACGGCGGCCTCGCTACTGAAGCGGGCCCCCGGCACGATGACTGTCGATGAACTGCGGGGGCTGCTGAACCGGACGGCTGCAAACTCCGCGGTCCTTGACCTGACGGGCATGACCGTCACGATCACAGACCAGGTCACGCTGCAGGACCACCCCGGCATCAAGGGCGGGACCTTCCTCATCAACAGCAGCTCCCAGCGCGCCGGCCTGCTGATCAGAACGACCGACAACCGGACGGAGGCGCGGAAGACCTTCATCCTGGGCTCAACCTTCCTCGTGCATGCGCAGCACAGCTCACAGGCGGCGGTCATCTACGCGGTGGATGGCCGCCACGTGGTCATCGATGAGTGCAAGATCCTCGGCGTCAAGGTGGGGCGGGCCATCTACGTGCGCGGCACGACTTCCAACCCGGCTGCCTTCACCCCGAAGACCATCGACCCGCAGATCCTGAACACCGCAGAGGTTGCCTTCGACGCGCTCGTCGGGGATCAACCACTGCCGGCCTCGGGCTGCTGCAACGTGCATGTGCTGCGCACGCAGATCTACATGAACACGCAGGACGGCGAGGCCATCACCTTCGAGTCGACCCGCGTGTTCGCCCCGCAGAGCGACGCACGCACCGCGTGGCGGGTGCGCAACGAGACCGCCACCGTGGCCGCCCCGGTCAGTCACTGCATCGTGGCGGAGTGCGACATCACCGGCGGCCACTATGGCGTCGCGGCCTACGGCGCGCGGCTCATCTGGGTGGGCGGCTGCCGCCTCTATCGGCAGGTGCGGGGCACCAGTGCCCAGGACACCACGCAGTCCTTCCTCACCCACGGTTGCGACATCTTCGACCCGAAGTCGACCGCGCACCACAACGCCTACGGCGCCGACCAGTGTCGCTATGCCGGGTCCACGGTTGACACAGGGCGCTCCAACGGTGAAGGGCTGCTGCAGGCCTACGTCGGGTGCGGGGTCATCCACTTCTCCCATTGCAATGTCCTGTCTCACTCCGAGACGAAGGCGCTGTACATGGTGTACGCTGGCGTGGGCGCAGACGTGACGGTCAGCGATAGCTACTTCATGGAACACCAGCCCCATTCCATCACGCGGGGGCTCTGCGTCGTGGAGACCGACTGGATTGACTCGACCAAAGCGGAGCAGAGTCGCGCCTTCGGCGGCACCAAAGGGGAGTTGGACAAGTTCCTGAACAAGGCGATCCCAACCAAGCTGCGCGTCGTCGACTCGCAGGTCCTTCCTCCGCAACCTGGGATGTTCGCTATCATTCGACCTACTTCACCGAAGTATGGAGTGGCGCGATGTGAGCTGGAATACCCGCGCGACTACCGGAGCCGGCTGAGGGTCTACAGCGAGGCGAAGACCGACATCCGAGTCGGAGTGAACTTCAAGCTCTCTGGCAAACCTTCCTACTCGAACTACTCGGGATACCCGCTGCTACCGGTATAATCACCAGATCCGTTTTCATAGGATCTGGTGATGGCCACCTCTCCGCTGCGCACCGGCCTGACTTTCGATCAGGCCCCTACCCCCGAAGTAATCGATCAGGCATTCGCACCCCGCTCCGAGGCCGCCAAGGGCCTCGAGCGGGCCATCGCCCAAGGCGAAGCCAATGACGCCGCCGCCCGCCGCTTCGCCGCCGAGCGCGCCGGCAACACTGCGGAGATGGAGCGCCAGGCTGCGCTCCAGGCCCAGTTCGAGCAGACCGCTGCCGCCAACGCTCCGCGTGTAGGCTCGCTGCGCGACATCAACGGCATGGGTGACTTCGTCGACTATGCCGCCGGCCAACTGCCGGGCGCCCTCTACAGCAGCGCCCCCTCTGCCATCGCCGGTGCCGCCGGTGCCGTCCTGGGCCGCGGCCTGGGCTCCGCCCGCATCGGTGCCCAGCTGGGCGCCATGATCCCCTCGGTTGCCGCCGAGCGCGGTGAGGCCCTGGCCAACCAGTACAACGACCCGACCCTCAGTCAGGCCTCCATCGCTGAGCGCGGCCGTGCCGCTGACTTCAAAGGCCTGGTGGGCGGTGCCATGGAAGCCCTGGTGCCGGGTGCAATCGGTCACAACGCCTTCGCTCCGCTGAAGCGTGGCCTTGGCCGCCAGATCGCCAAGGAGGCCGTCGAGGAAGGCCTGACCGAAGCCGCGCAGGAAGGCGTCGGCCAGTACGCCGAGCAGATGATCGACCCGACCCGTCAGTTCGACGCTGCCAAGATGGTCGAAGCGGGTGCGGCTGGCGCCGTGGGCGGTGCAGGCATGTCCGCCGCCGGCAACACGATCGGTGCTGCCGGCCGGATCCTCACCCCTGCCGCCTACCAGGCTGGCCAGCAGGCCGCTGACTGGACGCAGGAGCAGATCACCAACCTGCCGCAACCTGCTGAATCCGAGTACTCAGTACCGAGTACTGAGCCGCAGATGCCCTCCCTGACGGGCGCCCTGTACGACCGCTACGGTCGTCCCTCTGTCGAGGCGGGCATCGAGGCGGTGCGCCAGGTCGCCCCTGAGATCGCCGACAAGCTGTCGCGCGCTGTCGAGGCCCCGATCGATGCCGCAGGCCGCGGCATCGAGGGCGCCTACGCCATCCGTGACCGTGCCGCTGTCGGCCTGAGCATGGGTCTGCAGGGCAAGGAGCTGCGCGACTTCGCCATGGGTGTGTCCCTGGGCGAGTACGCCATGTCGGACCTCGCTGGTGATGCGTCGATCCAGCCGGGCGCCACCCCGGAGGAGACCGAGGCCAACATCAGCCGGTACGACCAGGAGCGCGCGCAGCGCAGCCAGCTCTACGCCCAGAGCCTGATGAACGACCCTGACACCGACCCGGAGGTGAGGGCCCGTATCAACCAGATGGGCGGGAGCTTCACCGACGCTGACCAGCGCTGGCTGGCGGGGCGTGTGGCCAGCCGAGACAATGCGCAGCAGTTCGCTGACTGGGTGCGCGGCAATGAGGCGGCGGAGGCCCGGCAGAACGCCGGCGTCAAGGTGTTCAACCAGCTGGACACGATGAGCGTGCCGGAGGAGTACCGGATGCTCTCGCTACTGAACCAGCACGTGAAGCCAGAAGCGTTCGGCGGCGACCTGAGCAAGGTGGCCCCGCACTTCCCGCAGATGTCCAAGATGATGCTGGGCCTGGCCGCCAAGACCGGGAGGCTCACGACGAAGGACGTGGAGAGCATGTTCCGTCTGACGGACGCGCTCCAGTTCTTCAACGAGCCGGAGGCGCTGGTGCAGGCCGTGGAGCAGATGGCTGCCGAGACCGGCGGCCAGCCAGGTAGCCTGGTAGACCGCGTGCGCGCCTTCAGCGACGCTCGCCTCGACCTGCAGACCGGCCCACAGAGCTTCCTGGCCAACATGCTGCCCAAGGCTGGCGAGATCACGGAACAGCAGCGCTTGCAGATCGCTCGTGCTGTGGACATGCACACGGTCGAGATGGCGCTGCACGGCCGCTCCAAGAAGGCCAAGGCCATCGAGGAAGGGCTCACGAGCATCTTCGGCACGCCCGCAGCCACGCGCACGGTGCTGGACTACTACGCCGCCAACAACGCCGAGCTGAAGCCCCTGCTGAACGAGGAGGTGGTCTACGACCCCAACGAGGGTGTCGAGGCCGAGCAGCTCGACAGCGACCAGGTGGTGGAGCAGGGTGCCGCCGACCGCTCGATCAACGAGCGCGAGGTCAAGGAGGACTTCCACTTCCACGACCCGGTGCGCATGCAGCCGTTCTTCAACGCGCGCGACCTGGGCAAGGGTAAGCGCGACCTGATCGGCCGGATGGACCCGGGCGCCAACATCGAGGAGCGCTCCTACCTGGAGTACCTGGAGCAGAACGGCATCAGCCCGCGCCAGGCGAAGATCAACCTCGAGTCGGGCCTGAAGGAGCAGATCGAGGAGCACCGCCGCAAGCTGCAGGACGGCAAGGAGTCGCCGGCCCAGAAGTTCGAGCGCCACGAGCGCATCAAGGACCTCGAGGGTAAGCTCAAGCAGCTGTCGGTCTACCGCAGCGACAACGAGGAGGAGCTGGCGAAGGCCCTGGGCGGTCTGAAGGTCCTCTCCAGCGGCGCGGGTGAAGCCCGGGGCGACACCGTGGTGCCGGACGAGCTGCTGCAGAAGTTCAAGGAGAACCTGACCAACAAAGAGGGCAGGACCACGGCCATCACCTTCGAGATGACCAACGGTAAGCCGCTGCGCCTGTCGGCCGAGTCCATGATCCGGCACTGGGGCAAGGCTACCGGCCGGCACGAGGGCATGTCCGAGGAAGGTCAGCGCAAGATGCTCGCCGACGCAGTGGCGGGCATGCTGGCGCGCGACGACATCAAGGGCATCAAGACTGACCTGAGCAAGGTCAAGATGAACCGGCCCAAGCAGGGCGCCGACGGCAACATGATGGCTACCCAGTCGTTCCTGCCGACCGCCAAACTGTCGCCCGAGGAGCGCAAGGCCCTGGGCAGCCGGGATGTCAACAAGAACCAGTTCGTGAAGAAGGCCGCCGGCATCGCACAGGGTGCGCTGGCCCGCGCCGAGCACTTCGCCGCACTGCCGCTTGACACGAAGGAGTACCGCGACAGCGACGAGCTGCGCGATGAGCGCGAGCAGTTCGAGGCCGCCATGGAGCGCATGCTGCGGGAGATCCGCATCGAAGGCTCCAAGGCCAAGAAGGAGATGGGTGGCATCAAGGGCAAGGTCGCTCACGCTGAGATCAGCCGTCTGGCTGCCAACGTGCAGGACGCCTTCTACAAGGCGCTGCAGGAGTTCGAGAAGGCCCAGCTCAACGGCTCGGGTCTCGATCTGATCGGCGGCGACCTGGGCATGACCGACAACGCCGCTGAGGCTGCCAAGGAGGAGGAGCGCCGCTCGAAGATGCCGCGCGTCTACGACGAGGAGAGCGGAGAGCAGCTGCCGGCCTACGCCCCGGGCAAGAACGTGAAGGCTGCCCGCGCTCCGTCGATCGTTGGCGACAGCAACCTGAAGGCCACGATGGCCAAGCCGGTGCCGAAGAAGAACCCGATGGCGGATGACAAGTACGCCACCGACGAGCAGCGCAAGGCGTCGCGTGAGGCCTACAAGGCGGCCATGGATGCCTACGAGAAGGACTTCTCGTTGGCTGCCGAGCAGCTGGCCCAGAAGGCCGCAGCCTCCGTCGCTCCGGACCGCATCGAGATCCTCTCGCGCCAGAAGGCCGAGCGCGAGCGCATGGTCAAGGACAAGGACATCCTTGACATCGCTGCGCAGCAGGAGCGTGGGCACTTCACCCACGCCGACGCCGCCGAGGTGGCCCAGGAGATGCTGACGGACATCATCCGTCTGAACGAGTCCGCTATCGCCACCAACGGCGACTATCAGGCCTCGCGCGCAGCGTTCGACGCCGCCATCGAGGCAGGTGCCCCGCTGCGCATGGCCCGCGCTGCTGCTCAGGCCAAGGCGCTCAACGACATCGAGGCGTACATGGACGCCCAGGTCAGCGGGGAGCGCTACAAGAACCCGGAGGAGCGCGAGCGTCTGGCCAAGCTGCCGAAGTACGAGAACGCCAAGATCACCGGTGCCGTGCCGACGCAGGAGGAGCTGGTCAAGGCCGCTGAGGCACTCAGCGGTGCTGACCTGAACCGCGGCTTCAAGCTCGAGACTGGCGTCTGGCCAAAGGGTGCTTCGAAGGTCTACCGCGATGCGGTGGCGGCCAACCCCACCCTAAAGGGTCGGATCTTCGCTGCCCTCAAGCTGATGCTGACCGGTGAGACGATCGAGGCGGCGGAGCCGGCACCGGTAGCGTCCGCGAAGCCCAACTCTGTACTCAGTACTGAGTACGAGGAAGACGCAACGAGTGCCGTCGACCAGATCCGTCATCTGGTCAAGACGCTGACGCCTGAGCAGAAGAAGGCCGCCATGGCGACCGGCTACGCCCCGTGGCCTGCCACCATCAAGCAGGCATACGGCAAGATCATGGCGAAGCTGCCGCCGGCTCAGAAGCAGAAGTGGGGCCCCCACATCCAGGCCGCCATCCGACACATGCTGCACGAGCGTCTGCAGGGCGCCAAGACGCCGGCAGAGAAGGCCAAGGTCTTCAACGCGCTGGCTGACGACATCCGGTCCATGACCGATGAGCAGCTGGAGCAGCTGTTGACTGACGACCCGTCGTCCGCACCGCAGGTGCTGGCCGAGGCCCGTCGCCGCCGCGAGGAGATCGAGGGCGGGGCGAAGCCTGCGGAGCAGAAGCCGGTCGAGGCGGATCCGAAGGCCCGCCGCAAGGCGGAGAAGGAGATCAAGGCGCTGGTGGCCAAGCTGCGAGGCACGAGCGTGATCACGAAGGTGGTGGACCCCGAGGGCGGGGTGAAGGGCACGATGCGCTTCGCCGACGTGCTGAACCGCACCATCGAGATCAACGTGGGCGCCGACGGCTCTTATGACAAGAGCACGGTCCACCACGAGGCCATGCACGACTTCTTCGAGATGCTGCGCCAAGGTGAGCACCGCTACCGTCCCGAGGTAGTCAAGGTGCGCAAGGCGCTGCAGATGTGGGCGCATGACGACCAGGTCCTGCGGACCCTGGCCAAGCATTACCAAGGCACGCCGGTCTGGTCGCAGATCAGCCGTACCGATGAGGTCGGCATGCACGAGCGCATCGCCTACGGCTACCAGCTGTGGGTCGAGGGTAAGCTGAACCTGGAGCCCAAGGCTGACCTGGGCGTCGTGGGGAACTTCTTCCGCGACCTGTTCCGCTGGTTCGCCAGCCTGATCGGCGTCCACTTCGGCCCCGAGCGTGCGCAGGAGGTCTTCGCTGCCTTCGCGGAAGGCCGGTTCGCCGACGAGACCGCCAAGGGCGGTCTGGGCATGGCGGAGTGGGTGCGCCAGAACCCTGCCTTCGTGCCGACAACCACGGAGAAGGTCGGCGCCACCATGGGCGAGATGATGACCAAGCTGGTGAGCAGCGCTTCGACCCGCATGCGCGACACCGGGCTGCCAGCGGCGATCAAGCTGACTGACCTGTTCCATCAGGACGTGGGCCGCGAAGGCGAGGGCCTGGGCTTCCTGCAGGAGCGCGCCATGCAGACCGGCGTGTGGACGGCGAAGCTCAACGACATCCTGAAGGACACGACTGCTCAACAGCGGGCGCAGGCGCTGCGTAACCTGCAGAGCATGCGCCACCCGACGAGCACGCTGGAGCGCAACATCGCCTCCCTGATGGAGGAGATGCACGAGTACCTGACGGAAGCCGGCGTGAAGCGCCAGATCGGCACCGACGAGTACGGCCGCCCGGTCTGGGGCGACATGGGCAAGGTGAAGAACTACTTCCCGCGCTACTGGGACTCGGCCGCCATCCGGGCCAACCCTGAGAAGTTCGCCAAGGCTCTCGAACCATTCATGGGCGAAATAGCCGCCCGGAAGGCCGCGGACAAGATCGGCCTGAGCGATGGCATGACCGAGCTGGCAGACAACGACCAGCAGGTCGGCTTCACGCCGGGCGCCGAGAGTGTCAACCGCCGGGTCTTCGACTTCATCAACGTCAGCAACGCCCACCAGTTCGTTGAGTTCCAGATCCAGGACCTGACCTCGGTGCTGACCAGCTACGTCAACAAGGCCGTCCACCGCGCCGAGTACGCCCGCCGCTTCGGCAACGGCGGTGAGAAGCTCCAGGAGATCCTGGGCGAGCTGTTCGAGCAGGGAGCCACCGAGCAGGACCTCGAGACCATCATGAAGGGCATGGCGGCCATGACGGGCGTGCTCGGGGCCAACGAGATCAACCGCACGTGGGCCGGCATCCAGGGCAACATCATCGCCATCGAGAACCTCGCCCTGCTGCCTCTGAGCCTCTTCGCGAGCCTCATTGACCCGCTGGGTATCGCCGTCCGCACCGGCAGCTTCCGCGACGCCTGGGAGGGCTTCAAGCGCGGTATGGACCAGCTCCGCAAGGACGTTGTCTCCAAGGCCACCGGCTCCAAGCAGGAGGAGAGCGAGCTGGAGCTGCTGGTGCGCGACCTGGGCGTGCTGGACGAGAACAGCATGATGAACGCCTACGGCGACGCCTACAGCGGCAACTACATGTCCAAGGGCCTGAAGAAGCTCAACGAGACCTTCTTCCGCTGGAACGGCATGGAGGGCTGGAACAAGGCCATGAGGCTGCAGGCGACCATCGCCGGCTCCCAGTTCATCCTGAAGCACCTGCGCACGGTCAACGACGAGAAGGCCGACCCGAAGGTGAAGGCCGAGTCCAAGCGCTACCTGGACGAGATGGGCCTGAAGGCTGAGGACCTGAAGAAGGTCGAGACCAAGGCTGTGTCGCTCAAGCACCGCGTCCTGCGTGGTGACGACCCGTCCGTGGAGGTCATCTGGGCCACGAACAACCGGGAGGAGCTGCTGAAGACCAAGGAGGACGATACGACCTACCGCCTGCGCCGCGCCCTCTTCAAGTTCGTCGACAGCGCTGTGCTGCGGCCCAACGCCGCCCACCGCCCGATCTGGGGCAGCGACCCGCGCTTCGCCCTGATCTTCCACTTGAAGCAGTTCACCCACAGCTTCCAGGAGGTGATCATGAAGCGCGTCTGGCACGAGTGGAAGAAGGGCAACACGAAGCCCGCCCAGGTGGCGTTGACCTACATCCCCTTCATGGCCGCGGCGGACGCCGCCAAGGCCGTGCTGCTCGGCAAGGGGCTCGACATGAGCCTGGGCCAGTTCTTCGGCAAGGAGCTGGAGCGCAGCGGTCTGCTCGGCACCGGTCAGTACGCCGTGGACGCGGTGCAGGACATGGCCCGCGGCGACAACCCGGCCGCCTCCTTCGTCGGCCCCGCCGCCGACCACGCCGGCACGATCGCCGACTGGATGGCAGGGGAGGCCTCCACGAGGGCCCTCGTGGACCGCTCGGTGCCGCTCGCCAAGTACGCGCCGAAGTGACCGCGATTTAACAATCTCGACCCGGGCCTCAACCCACCCGGGAGCTTGCGTTTGCTGGATCGGTGTAGCAGATATTCCCATGCACTTGTAAGGGGGTCCGGAGACCTGCTACACCGCTAAGTCGTTGATCTGAAAGGCCTTTCAAGTACTGTAGTACTTGTAGTACTACAATTAAAAAGTTCATATTGAGAGAGCGATAGCATTCACCATTGAGAAGGGTTCTCATCTAGATATTCCCCCTATAGCCAACTGATGAATTTTTCGTCGATAAGTGCAACAAACACCAGTTCCCCCTTTGGAATCAACGACTTAGAGTGTTGTAGTGCAGTACTACATCTGCTACAGCTACTACACGGCACTCGTGCCGATGCGACCTCCTGTCAACCGCGAATGTTTCTGGATTGTGAATCCTTGTATCAATTACGACACAGGTGTCAAGAGTTCCGATAAAATGCAGGGCATTGATCAACTCCCTCCACGTACTCCGTACTGAGTACGAAGAAGCCGCAAAGATGTCCCGCGATAAGTTTGCCAAAGCCACGATCCTGCCGACACTGCTGACGATGAAGTGCAAGGGCTGCATGACCATCAAGATGATCTCCGACTTCAGCCCCCGCAAGGACACGAAGACGGGCTACAGCACGATCTGCAAGGCCTGCATCGCTGCCCGCCAGCGCCAGAAGCGCGCTGAGCAGGATCCTGCCATGCGCCTGTACGAGTACGCCAAGCGTCGTGCCATCAAGCGCAAGCGCGACTTTGACATCCTGCCGGAGGACCTGGTCGTGCCGGCCATCTGTCCGGTGCTGGGCACCCCCATGCGTGTGCCGTCGGTTGACCGTATCAACCCGCTGCTGGGCTACGTGAAGGGCAACGTCCGGGTGATCAGCCACCGTGCCAACATGCTGCGCAACAACGCCACCTACGAGGAGATGCAGGCTGTCCTGGCGGACACAGACACCCTGATCAAGTCGGGACGCCTGCCGGCCGAGGTTGCCCACCGCGTTGCCCACGGCCAAGCCGACGCAGACGAAGAGGGCGTTGCCCACGTCCCAGTCGAAACTGACGAGGCGGACGAGGCATAGTATCTGGCAGGGGTAGTTCTTCCGAACCGGGCAAATGCCCGCTAGGAATCGATTGGAGGCGCTCAGGCGCCTCTTTTCATGTGGGGTAGGGTGATCACCCTACCTGGTCTAGCTGAAGGCCTAGAACGGCGATTACGAGGTCGCCGAAGGTCAGCGCGGCGATGAAGGTGCCGACGAATTCCGGCACCATGCCGAGCAGGAGGTCACGAGGGATCCCGAAGATCGTGACCTTCGACTGGTAATAGCTCAGCGGGTCGTACACCGGGAGGTGACGCTGGATGCACTCGGGGAGCTTGTGCTCTCGCCACCGTCTCGAGAGCATCAGCGCTATGGCCAGGGCGATGAGGGTGAAGGTGAAGACGAATGCGATGAAGATGACGGTTTCGAACATGTCACACCACGCTGGCGAAGACAGTCGTGCCGGTACCGCGCTCGAAGGCTTGAGCGGCAGCGACGCTGTCGATTTTGGTCGGGAAAGGGCGAACCTTGTCGGTCTTGATGTCGACCTTGGGCTGTGTCTGCGCACGTTCCCGTGCACGTGCTTCGCGCAGCTTTTTCAGCTCGTCCATGGCATCCTGCGCCACCGGATTGAGTGACTCCAGGTTTGCCCCCTGAGCAGTCAGCTTCAGTTTCAGCTCGGCCATCTTCAACTCGTGTTCCCGCGCTGCAGCGCGTTCGTCCTTGTTGAAGAAGTTCGCGATCTCGTCGATCGCCTTCCAGATGAGGAGACCGCCGGCGATGAGGGCGACGGCGTAGAGCTGAGATTCGTAGCGGTACATGGTGAACTCCTTGGGTTGCCATTCAGGCGAGGGTTGAGAGGGTACTTGGTCCAGCAGCTGGCCTGATCCAGCTCGTCACGATACTGACGCGGGTCAACCGACCAGCGCGTCGCGGTACATCTTCTGCACTTCCGGGCCCTGCAGCTTCAGCCAGTTGATCACCATCTCGTGGCTACGAGCGATGACCGACGGAGACAGCCAGCTGAAGAGGAACCACCCTGTCTTCTCCCCGGTGCAGACATGCTCGCTCAGGTGCCACAGCTCCCGAAGCTTCATGACTGCCCATCCGATGGCGAACCCGCCGGCCGCCACCGCGAGGCCTCCGATGCCGAGGAGTCCGACCCGGGTCTTCATCGCTGCCTCAATCAGCTTGAGCAGCAGGCTCATCGCCAGTGACGCTATTGCCAACACCCTTCAAGGTCCTTGCTTTGATCCAGTCAGCAGCCTCTTGCTCGCTGACCAGGTGTTGAGAGAAGAAAGACGGTGCCATCGGAACCGCCCATTTGCCGTGCGTGTAGATCATGACCCCCTTCATGCAGCCGAGGATCACTGCAACCTGCCTGCCCTCCTTGTACCGCCCGTTGAGCCAGGCGACCTGCAGAGGGGTGAGTGCCGGGAGGACGAACTTGATGCCCATCCCGGCCTTCGGGTCGTACTTGTACTCGACCCACAGCTCACCACCGCTGCCGCTGTAATAGACATCCGGGATGCCGGCGGTCAGCGGGTTGTTGAGCTTCATGTGATACGGCTTGACCGCTCCCATCTTCCGATGCAGCCGTTGGATGAAGTCGGTTTCAGGTTTGCGGCTCATGACGTATTCACTCCTGTGATACTGCCTTGATCAGCTGCTTGCGCAGGAAGTCCTTGGTGCTCTCGTTGAGGATCTGCGCATCGCCCTTCTCGACAGGCACACCGCTCTCGGACTCGTGCTCACGCACCTTGATGGCCGTCGGCCGGTCCAGGTGGATGATCAACCCGCCCTGCTCACGCACCCATGCCGCCTCGTTGGCGAAGCGCACATCGCTGATGATCATGCCGGGGCCGGTGTGGGTAAGGTAGTGGCCGGCGAGCTTCAGCCAGATGTCCTTGTCGACCATCACCCGGCCCCATTCCGTCCCCAGCGTCTGCATGAGGTAGCGGGGCGACTTGTTGCCGAGCAGCTCGATGGGCTCTTCCTTCAGGTCCTGCCAGAGTTTCTGGGACAGGTCCACACCGATGGCCTTCAGCATGCCTCGGATCGGGTCAGCGAAGGCGTAACGGTAGCCACCGAATTCCTCCAGCAGCATCGCCGCAGCTGTGTCCTTGCCCGTGCGGGCCTTGCCGGCAATGCCGATCACTGGGTACTTCATGTTCTGCTCAACTCCACGAGACGACCGAACAGTTCGGTCAGGGGTTCATCCGCTCGCACCTCGAAGGCCTCAACCTTGTCGGGATGCACCATCCAGTGGGCAGGCATCCACAGCCGAGCCTGCTCCCACCGCTTCTCCAGCAGGCACGCGAGCACGCTCGCCACCCGCTGCACATCCATGCTCTCGCCCTCGCAGAAGAGGACAGAGCCGCGATTCGTCACCGCTGCCATCTATGTACTCCGTACTGAGTTCCAGAACGTAGTTCTAGGTACTAGGCTGGGCCTTCTCCCACTCCCTGTCGATGCGCTCGAGCGTCTGGGCGATCTCGCGCTGCAGGGCGGCCATCTCAGCTTTGTGCCGGTTCTGCATGGCCACGAGCTTGGCCGTGGCCTCCTTGTGGATCTTGGCCCGGCGGGCCTGCAGCTCCGCCAGGTTCAGATCCTCCTCGTCCACCTCGGTGAGGATCGAGCGGCTCATCGCAGGACCCTCCGCGGCTTGGCCGCCGCTGCTGCCGGGGCGGCGCCGGGCTTCGGCTGGAAGCGCACCGGGGCGCCGTTGGGTGAGCGGTAGCCGGTCAGGTCCGGAGGCGTCATCAGCACTGCCTTGGCTTCCTCGCGGCGCCGCATGTAGGTCTCGAACTCGTCCTCGCGCAGCGGGCGCACCACCTCGAACTTGGGCTCGGGGTAGGCCACGTCGTCGCGCAGGAAGATCCTCGTCACAACGCCGATGGGGATCGTCTTCATCTTCGTGGCGAGCTTCTGCACGTAGGCATCGAAGTGCTTCAGGCTCACCGGCGGGATGCTGGCGGTCCACATGATCGGATCCTCACCTTCGTCTGCCACGCTCGTGAGCGCGATCAGACGGGTGTTCTTGCAGGCCTTGCCGCGGCCGGCAGAGCCGAACTGGTTCTGCGGGCAGATCAGGCAGTTGCTGCACTGAGGCACCGGCGACTGCTCCAGCGGGGCCAGCGTGGACACGTCGTAACCCATGGCCACGCATGCGGGCGGCACCGGGTTGCTCGGCGAGTACTGCTGGTCGAAGTAGCTGTTGACGGTGATGAAGTCGATAATCACTGCCTCCAGCTCCTCACCTTCCTGTCCGTCAGGCAGAGCGATGGTGTGATTACCGATCCAGCGGATCTTGCCGGTGGCCGGCGAGGAGATCCTGCCCTGGATCGACTGGGCTTCTGCCAGCAGCTGCGCTTGGTAGGTTGCAGGCAGGTTCGACGTTGTGCGGGTCATTGGTCAGGCTCAGAGGGTTGTCGGAATGCGGCTGATCCGCACATCCAGGCCGTCGATGGTCGTGTAACGCATCGACTGGATCTGCCGCTTGTGCTTGCGGATTGCACTCACGAGAGCGGCACTGTTGGACTTCTTCAGTCCGGGATAGGCCTCGAGGAGAGCACGCATGTTCTCCTTCGTGCCGTTGATGAACGTGTCGCCGAATCGCAGGACCATCACTTGTTCCTCAGATGCAGGCGACGATACTGCTTGGGCAGCACGCCGGGGATCATCTCTCCGCGCTCGAACAGCTCCCGGCACGCGGCCGAGTTCACGCGCTTCTCGTAGAGGTGGATGTTACGGGATTCCAGCACGTACTCGTCGAAGGCCTCGCGGTCGATGACCTCTGCCTTCGTGCTCGTCACGATGCTGACGCTCGCCGAGGCACCCTCGCTGCGGGTGATCTCCTGCGCATCCAGTGCGTCGAAGATCTCGCGCTCCACGCCGAGGATCTGCAGGTTGATCGCCTTCAGCTCCTCATCCTTGGCTGCCTTCTCACGTTTCAAAGCAGCCAGCTCTTCGATCCATTCGCCAATCGTCTTCATATTCTCGGTTTCCAGCATTCGGGACACATCACCTTCTTGGTGAAGTGGCCCTGTTTCTCACGGTACCAGCCCTGGCCCCCGCAGATGGTGCAGGGGCCGGAGTAGGCTTGGGTGCTCGCCCATTTCAGAGCGGCGAAGGCCTCCGGGTCGCCACCCCTGTCGGGGTGATGAACCATTGCCTGACGCCGGAAGTACTCCTTCCGGGCATCGGGCGTGAGGCCCTTCATCTCCTTCAGGAAGTGGTCTCGCCAGTTCATTTCGAGTAGCAGGTATCCCAGCCACCCTCTGCCGCCAGTGGGTAGCCAACGGCCCAGTCCGGCGGCGTCGACATGATCTTCTGCATCAGCTCGCAGGTCTCTTCGGCCTTCTCGATCGGGACGCAGGTGACGACCTCATCGTGCGTCATCATCACGACCCGCAGGCCGGCATCCTGCATCTTCAGCATCTGCTCGGCAACGATGATGCGGGCGATGGCCTGCGTCACGTTCTCGGCGAGCAGCCCGCCGTACAGCTTGGCGCGGCCGGCCTTCACCTTGTAGGTCACGTCCTTGAAGCTGACGCCGCCCTGGTGGTCGAACACCGGCGTGCCCTGCAGATCCTCGTAGTGGAGGAACAGCCCGTTCGGCAGCCGGCAGAAGCCCTTTCCGAACTCGAGCACGCCAACCTTCAGCTCGCGGCCGAGGATCATGGCGGTGATCGCCTCATCCATCTTGGCCCAGAACTGTACGATCTTCGGGTTGCGGGTGCGGAACGTGGACACGGCCTTGGCCGCCTCCAGCTCCGTCAGCTCCACCGCCGGCCCCATCATGCCCTTGGCCAGCGTGTCCTTGAACTTCAGTGAGCCCATCCCGAAGCCCAGGCCCAGCCTACCGACCTTGCCGACCGTCCGCTCCGGGCTCGACTTGCCATAGGGCACCTCGGGCTTCCCGAAGATGTCGTTGGCAAGGTCGATGTACAGGTCCGTGCCGTCGCGGAACATGTCCAGCACCCGCTGCTCGCCAGCCAGCCACGCAATGCCGCGCGCCTCGATCTGAGCCGAGTCCATCACGCACAGCGCATAGCCCTTCGGGGCGATCACGGCGCGGCGCAGGCGTCCCTTCTTCGGCAGGTTCTGCATGTTCATCTTGTTGCCGGCGCTCCAGCGGTGCGTGTGGGCCCCGCTGTAGTGGAGCATGACCGGCAGCTTCTGACCATCCTTGCCCGTCTCGATGAAGCGTCCCGCCCGGGTCTCGCCGATGGTGCTCTTGGCAGCCAGCCGGGCGAAGTAGAGGTTCTTCACTTCGCGGTTCGGGTGGTTGCCGAGCGCCTGGAACTCCAGATCCGCCTTCGAGAAGGCATACGTCTGCTTCCCGGTGCGGACACTCTCCTTCATCGGAGGCTCGATGCCGCGCTCGCGCAGGGCCTGGGCGAACTTCTCGTTCGACATGAGCGTGTCGATGTCGACCCCGCCCTGCTCGATGGCGACCATCTTGCGGCCCAGCTCTTCCTTCAGCTCTTCCTCGACCAGCGGAATGTCCACCTCCAGCACCGGGTCGCAGAACATGCGCATGGTCATGTCCACCAGCCGCAGCTCGCTGTCCGGCATGTAGGGGTACATCGCCCAGAAGATCTCGAAGGTGTCATCCACGTCGTCCGTGGCGTACAGCGCCAGGGCCTTCTCCTCTTCCTCGGTCAGCTCCCACTTGTCCTTGATGTCGTAGAGCGCCGCTTGCTTCACCTTACCGGCCAGGCCGTGAGCCTTGGCGATGGTGTCCAGGTTGTGGCGACCGGCATGGCCATGGACCGCGCGGGCCATCGACAAGGTGTCGATGTAGAAGCCCGGGTGGATGCCGTAGACCTCGTGGAGGATGAAGCCGTCGAAGGCCAGGTTGTGGCCGATCACCGCAGTCTTGGACCAGTCGATGCTGTTGAACAGCTCGGTGATCTGCTCCCGGAAGTAGACCTTGGTCTGGCCCTCGCCGATCTTCACCGACCAGCAGTGGACGTGGAAGCGCGGGTCGCGGACATAGTCCGACGTGCTCATCTTCGAGAGCGTGTAGTCTTTGCCGAAGGCGGTCTCCGCGTCCATCGTGATGATGTCGTAGACCTTGCCGCCGACTTCCAGTTTGCTGCGATCCGTCATGGGGTGACCTGCTTGAAAGCGGAGTTGAGCAACTCCAAGATGTTGATCTGCTTCACGTTTTTGTCAGCGAGGCGCTGGTAGACCAGCTCCTCGATGGTGCCCTTCGCCAGGATGCTGATGGTCTCGGTGCGCTGCGTCTGCCCGGCTCGGTACGTGCGCCGGTTACCCTGCAACCAGTGCTCGAGGTTGTAGGTGGGCGAGGCCCAGATCGTCGTCGTGCCGCGGGTGAGCGTCAGGCCGTGGGCCGCCGAGGCGGGGTGGGCCAGCATCACGCGGTAGAAGCCGTTCTGGTAGTCCTTCACCGCTTCCATCCGGTCCTGCTCCTTCACGCTGCCGTCGATGACCGCGAAGGTGATGCCACGCTTGGTGAACTCCTCCATGAGGAGGTCGCGCTGGTGGCGCCAGTGGAAGAAGACCACGCTGTGCTGCCGGGCCTCCACCAGGTCTGCGATCATCTCGTACCGGCTGGGGTCCACCACCGCGTACTTGTTGGCGTCGCCGGTGTAGGTGGCGCCCGAGGCGATCTGCAGCAGCTTGTTGGCGACGCCGGCAGCGTTGACGCTGCTGATGACCTCGCCGCTCTCCAGCGCCAGCAGAGCGTCCCGCTTGAACGTCTTGTACACCGTGGCCTGGCCCGGCGGCATGAAGAAGGGCGTTTCGGTCTCGAAGTTCTCCGGCACGTCGAGGCACTCCTCGAACTTGTGACGCACCGTCATGTCCTTGATCAGCTCGCCCACCGCCTGCTCGGCGCCGGGCTTGTCCTCCCACTTCAGCATATTGGCCGCGGGGCCAGCCTGGGAGGGCGTCTGGGTCATGTTGCGGAACTTGTAGAAGCTCTTGCCGAGGCGCTGCCCGTCATCCAGGATGTAGATCTGGTTCCAGATGTCGGTGATCCCGTTGGAGTTGGGCGTGCCTGTCAGGCCGTACCGGTACTTGAAGTAGCCCTTGATCTTGTTCAGGGCCTTCGACCGCAGCGAGGTGTGATGCTTGAACGCGCTCAGCTCATCCAGGATGAGCGTGTCGAAGCGCGCGAAGAACTCCGGCCGCTGGTCCATCAGCCACTTCGTGGCGTCGACGTTGGTGACGTACACGTCAGCCGGGCGGGCGAATGCCTGGGCCCGGCCCTTCGCCTGGGCCACCGACACGGAGATGCCGGGGGCAAACTTGGCGAAGTCGTTCTCCCAGGCCGAGCGCAGCAGCGACTTCGGAGCGATGACGAGGGCACAGCCCCCGCCATTGCGCCGCCGCTCGGCGAACAGCTCGATCTGGACGCGCGTCTTGCCGGTGCCGGGGTCACTGGCATCCAGCACGCGCTCGTGGGTACGCATGAAGTCGACGGACTTCTTCTGATGGTCGAACAGCGGGAACGTCATTCAGACACCTTTGTCGCAATGCCCGGTGCCACGGGGGCCGTACGGGCAGTATTTGCAGGAGAACATGTTGGGGTTGGCGGGGAAGTCGGTGCAGGTGGTCAGGTCTCGCGCTCGGCTGTCGAACTCGGCCTTAAGCTCGGGCAGCTGCTCGCGCAGGAACTCGCGGCTCACGACCTCGCCATTGTCGAGGTACCAGATCTCGCACGTCACCTTCTGCACAGCGGGCTGCCGCATCATGACGACGATGGCGTAGAGCATGAGCTGCTCGCCATGCTTGATCTCGTTACCCCACTTGCGCCCGGTCTTGTAGTCGATGACCAGGACATGGTCGTCAGTGATCTGGGCAACGGCGTCGCACTTCAGCCGCAGCCAGCCGTCTGATGAGGTCCACGCCACCGGCTTCCACTCGGCGTTCATGGCCCACTCATCCTCCACCTTCACCTTGCCCTTCTTGTACAGGGCTTTCAGCGGGGTCAGCTCCTTCTTGAAGGGCTTCAGCTCCTCGACCAGCTCGACCTCACCCTTCACGAACTTCTCGGCGGCGGAGTGCAGGCGGATGCCGCGCTCGAGCTTCGTCTCGATCTCACCCGGCTGACGCTCGGGCTCAGGCTGCGGGATCTTGTCGCCGAACATGAGCTTCGCTTTCAGCTTGCAGCTCTCGAACTGCACCAGGCGCGAGTAGCTCCAGGTTGGAATGGGAGGTTTCACTTCTGCTCCTTGATGGCCTGGTAATGCCAGGTGTCTTTGTACCGAGTTTCGAGTACTAAGACGGTACCGGGGTACATGCGTTGCATCGCTTCGCGCTTCGTCGCCCATCGTTCAGTGACGAGGTGACGGCGCTCGCTGAATTTGACCCTGCCGCACGTGAGCACACGGTCGGCAGGGAGCTTCTCCCACCTCTTCTTCTCGATGACGAAGTAGGCGAGCGACTCGTTGTAGATCATGCGTCGATGTGAAGAATCTCGCCCCAGGGCGGTGTTTCCGAGGAGTCGATGATAGCCCACATGACGGGGTACGAGTGAGGTTGTTCGGGGAAATTGGCGTACCCATCGGTGAAGTACACCAGGCAGCGCGGCTCAATCCCCTGCTCCTCCACCCAGTCAAAGACCGGTCGGAAGGAGGTGCCGCCGCCGCCGCGCAGCGCCAGCTCGACATCGTCGTGCATGCTGAACGTGTCGACATGCTGGATGTCGCTGTCGCAGTAGATCACGTGCAGCTTGGTCGGGCGGGCGACCTGCTTGATGTCGTTCAGCTCGGAGGCGACGCGCTCCAGCAGCTCCTGGGTCATCGAACCGGAGGTGTCGATGGCGACCACGATCTCGCCGAGGGTGTCGTTGCTCTGACGTGAAGGCATGAAGAGTCCTCCGCCGATGAAGCGGCGATTGGGGCGCTGCCAGCTGTAGTCGTCGGGCGAGCGCTCGGTCATGAAGCGCGAGAGCGCCTCAGCCCAGCGCACCTTCGGAGCCAGCTGACCGTTGACGAAGATCTCGAGCGAAGACGGCAGGTTGCCGGACATCTTGGCTGCCTGGGCGGCCTCAGCCAGCGTCTGCTGCCAGCGGCGCTCCTCGGCGTCCTTCTCACCCTCGGTCCCGTTGGCGTTCTCGCCATCACCCACCGTGCCAGTGGCAGCGGACTTCTGCTTCTGCTGGTCCGAGAGCTGCTCCGGCAGCTTGTTGTAGATCTCCTCGGCCGTCATGCCGCGGTACTGGGCATCGAGCAGACCGCCATCCGGCAGCTTCATACCAGCATCATGCAGGACAATGTTGATGGCGTAGTCCGTGGCGATGTTCCAACGCTCAGGGTCGCGCCCCTCGCGGCGCAGGTGATGCAGCAAGGCGCAGTGCATCACCTCGTGGGCCAGCACCCCCGCACGCTCTGCCTCCGGCATCTCGGCGAAGACCTTGGAGTTGTAGATGATGCGCGCGCCATCCGTGTAGGCGACGGGACATTCTGGGTCTGCATCGGTGGCTTCGCGGACTTCCATGCGCATGACCAGGGAAGCGAAGAACGGCTGCGAGTTGAGCAGCATCCAGGTCATTGCTTTGGTAGCGGGGGTGATGGTGGTTGCCATATCAGGCCTTCATGAGTTTGAGAATTGGGATGTACGGGAGGTAGTCGTACCAGGCGTCGATGAAGTGCGGAGCCATGTACGACTTGGCGCGGTAGAAGCGCTGCGGATCCTTGGACCAGACCAGGATGCGCCGCTTGTTCTCCTGCGAGCTGGCCATCCAGAAGGTGCAGAGACCTCGAGCCTTCCGGTAGAAGCACCAGGCTTCGACGACCCGGGTGGAGGTGAACAGCATGTTCCCCCGCGCCGGCTCATCCAGGTACATGACCATCTCCACCGGCTCCTCACGACCCGGGATCACGATGCACACCGTGATCGGATGCGCGATGCTTTTGCCGAACTTCAGCGGTGGTCGTCCGGACAGCTCCCACTCGGCCGCTAAAGCCTGTTCGAGGATCTGGTAGGCGATGCCGTTCAGCGCAGAAGGGAGAGGCAGCTCTCCATATGTCTGACACGCGGCAACAAGTCCCGCAATTTTGCGGCGTAGGGTGATTTGCTCTTCTTCAGAGCGAGGGGTTTGGTAAACCATCTTTGAAGATCCGTAGTTCGGCAGCAGATTGCAAGATCGCGCAGCCCGTCCATCACCTCCCCATCGGCCTCACCGATCGGGAGAGATACCTGCTTCCATTGATCGCTCTGGCACGTTTCATCGAACTCGACCAGATCGATCACCACGCCTTCAAGCGGAACGACATAGTAGGTCCAGGGAACGATGCTCTTGGGGTCATGAGCTTTCAGCTGGAAGGGAGTCGTGCCAGCTTTGCGCTTCTCCATCCATCGGATCTGCATGTGAGGGAACATCTGGTTCCACTCAGCGATGTTGCGCATCGCGTGGAACTCCCGCGCGATCGCGCGGGCTTCATAGATCGATTCGACGCTCATTTCAGCAGCCTCAGAACAGACTCACGGAACTCGAGATCAGGCAGCATCTTGCGAAGCTCTGCCGCCATATCAGACCTGCTACGCGCGAGCAGCTTGCGGTCGCGCAACCACCGACTCACGTCTTGATGACGGGCGAACTGCAGGAAGTCCTTGGCGTTCTGGAAGGCAGGGTAGTCCTCAGCGGCGATCTCCTGGGAGATCCGACACCACTCTTCCTCTTGCATGCGCGCTCTGCACTTCTCCCCGAAGCCGGCCTCGAAGTTGTCGCGCAGCGCCCAGACTGTCAACTGGTTGAACTCCTGGGGGCCGACGGTCACCGCTACAAACTCCGTGGTGACCGCTTTCTGCTGATGCACGTTTGGCTCGAGACGCAGATCTGGAAACATCTCGTTCCACTTGGCTACGAGACGGACCGTCAGGTACCGCCATGGGATGAGGATGAGATGTTCCGGGATCAGCATCACTTGCTCCAGTGGGTCTTGTACTCGAGGACGGTGACCTGGGCCAACAGCATCAGGCTCGTGGTGCCGGCATCCGTCTTGATGTACGCCCGGTGGGCCGGCTCCCACTCGGTGTACCAGGTCAGCTTGTCCTTCAGCGCGGGGCCATGTTGGCGCAGGTTGCGCACCGCAGCCATCAACGCCATGCGCTTCGATTCCGGCAGCTTGGCCGTGGCCAACCACCGTTCGATGCGGTTCAGCTCAGATAAGAGAACCGGTTCGGTCATAGTGTCTCCGCAGGAGGTGGAAGAAAATTGTCTGCCACCGGGTCATCCAGCTGAAGTCCGGACGCCCGTTGGCATCGAGGGTCACGACCACATCTGCGAGGAACGCTGCGCGGCGCAGGTACGTCTGCCGCTTGCCGCGGAACTGGATCCGTCCCGGCGCCTGCTCCCGCGGATAGGCCAGGATGTGACCCAAGTAGTCGCAAGGCACATATTCCTCCCCGGTCCCGAACAGGTTGTCACGCAACACCTGCCGGTCTGGATGCTCTTCGTTGTGCCACATCACGATCTGTTCGCGGAAGCTGTCGATGAGGTCGTAGTCGAGTTTCATCTCATGAGTCTCACGAGTTTGAGTTGGTCGAGCAGGGGCTCATACTTGCCACACCCCTTCAGCTCAGTCTGTGTCCCGGCCGCCAGCCGGTTCAGCGTGGCGACGCACAGATGCGTGCTGGCCTCGCGCAGCAGGTCGTATGTGTCCCGGGCGAAGCAGTACTCCCTGCCCTCCGGGTCGTCGCGCCGGTCGTGCATCACGCGATCGCACATGTCCAGCTGCGCCTTCAGCCAGGCGTCGTGCTTCTCAGTAGCCATACTGCGACCGCCCGGTGAGCAGGCTGTAGTCCTCGATGCTGACCAGCAGGTACGCATCCTGCTTCGGCCAGTGCTTGCGGGCGGCGGCCCGCAGCTCGGACAGACGGTCGAACGACTGCGAGCCGATCTGGGCCAGCCAGCGGTACTCGGGATCCTTCGTCATCACGGCATGCTCGCTGCGATACTTGGGCCAGCCGATCAGGTTCTTCTCGGCCATCGCCTCGCGCACGCGATCGCGGCAGACGCGGTGACGCAGCTTCAGGATCTCGTGCAGGCGCTCCTGGGTGCGGTGCATGACGAAGAGGGGGGTGACGCGGATCTTGCCGTTGACGATTTGCAGGTTCACGATTCTTTCCAGTTCGTGTTGATGATGCGTTTGATGCAGGGGATGTCGCTCTCGAGCAGCCACCCCCAGTGCTCCAGGATGTGCTCGTAGGTGAAGTGGTCCTTCTGTTGGTTCACGAACACGAGCCCCTTCTTAGCCTTCGCCGCAGCCTGGAACACATCCCAGCCGTCGACCAGACCTGCCAGCTCGAGCAGATCTTCCTCGCTGATCTCGCTGTAGAAGGTACAGCCCGGTTGGTCGTACTTGAAGCTGACACCGTCCACCGTGACCATCATCTTCGACCAGACCGGCAGCCAGTCAGAATACTCAGACTTCACCGCATGGCACCGCTCCATGACGGCGGCCGCCAACGGGGTGTCAGCCATCGCCCAGCGCAGCTCCCTAAAAAGGGACTCCTGAGTACTCCGTACTAGGTTCTGAGACGGCCGGGACAAGACGCCAGACTTTTGCGAGGCATTGTGTATGAGCGAGAAGGGGGTCATTGGAAGCGTCCTCGTTGAGCAACTCGTCCACCGTCTCGGGAGCGCAGTGGATGCAGTAGGGGTTGCCAATCAGCCGCCCCTGCTGCCAGGAGTAGAGCTGAGCCATGGCCCGGATGTCCATCACGAAGCCGCGGGCGTACTCGTTCTTCAGGCGGTGCAGCGGCAGGAAGTCGACATTGAACTCTGCCGGCACCATCAGCATCGGCAGCTCGGGGGTCTTGGTGTACAGCCGGTAGTTGCCGTACCGCAGCTCGATGCGGCGGGGGCGATGCTCGGTGACGCCCACCGGGCGGTTGTGCCAGGCCTCCAAGGCGCCTGCCGGCACCAGCTCGTGGACGACCGCGAGCAGCCCTGCCTGGAGGCGCTCCTGGAACCAGGGGGAGGTCTCCAGCTCACGCATGAATTCGTAGAGGGTCACAGCGAATCTCCGATGAAGGACAGACGGGCGCGCCATTGGCTGAAGCTCGAGGGCAGATCAGCATCCCAGCGATCCGAAGAGATGCGGGCGGCGAAGATGTCCGCCGGCTCGATAGGGATGGGCAGATCCGAAACGAGGTTGATGACAGACTCAATCCGGGTGCGCAGATCCTTGGGGAGGCGCGAGAAGTCGACCGATTCCGGGAGAACCTTGGGCGGAACGCAGCTGGGCAGCTTCCACGCAAAAACGAGGGGGCCTATGCTCGTCTTCTGGCCTGCATAGGCGAACTCGAGATTGTTCTCCATGGCATGGAGAACGAATTTCGCTATGTCCAGGCCCCTCCCCCCGGGGGAGGTGGTGATGCAGAGCTGGACGAGATTGTCAGTGTCGTCCAGCCAAGGCTCTATCACGCGGTTGATGAAGTTCCGGAGAAAGACCTCTGCTCCAGGAGATCGCGCAAAGACTTGCTCAGCGAAGCGTCTAATATCTTCCATACTCGCTCCAGATCTCGGTGTTCGCGGAACAGCTGGCTGGCCTTGATGCAGTCGTCGCACTGGGCCAGAGCTTTGTGAATCTCAGCCGGAGTGGTGAAGAGCGAGAGTCGTGGCGCACGGCTCATCTCGGGCCAGCGAGGCACTCGCAGGTAGCGAGGGGTCTCGCCACCCACGAGGACGACTCCCAGCATGCCCTCGCGGGCCTCGTCCGGTAGCTTGTCGAGCTGCTCAGCGAGGCTCTCCGAGTAGGCAGCGCGGGCAGCCTGTTCGCGCGCCTCTGCGGAGATCTTGCGCCAGAGACCTGTCTGAAGGTCGTAGAGCGCATCGAGGACGGTGCGCTCGTCGTCCGTCAGATCAGCTTGCTTTCGCGCACCCATGTCATGAACTCCGGCTGGAAGCAGAGATTGCTGTTGGCCGGGTTGCGGACGATGTCGCGGGCGAACAGCACCTGGTACTCACCCGGCAGCCGCTCGATGTACTTCATGGCCTGCTGCCAGTTCTTTGTCGTCGTGTGACGAGCCAGCATGGTCGTGACGGCGTAGTTGGCGCTCGGCTGCTTCGGCAGGCGGGTCTCCTCGGGCTTCTCGAGGATCTCCTCAGCCGTGGGCAGGTCCTTGTACAGGGTCTTGAAGGCCATGTACTCGACCGAGGCGGCGTCGCCCACCGTGCCGGCGGCCAGCATGGGCAGCAGTTCTTCGTCGGGTTCCTGCTTCAGGATGCGGTCGAAGAACTCCCAGCTGCGCGGCGTGGCGAAGGCCTTGGCGTCCTTCAGGTTCTGCAGGCGCTGTTTCTCTTCCTTCGTGGAGCCGGCGTGGGACTCGGACTCGTTCAGGAAGTTCTTGCGGAAGCGCAGGAAGGCGATGATCGTGTCGTCGATGTTGGCGCCGAAGGCCCAATCGATCCAGTCCTCGAAGTGGACCTCGAAGTCGATGTGGCTGAAGCGGTTCTTCAGCGCGCTCGACATCTGGTTCACGATCGCGCGGTCCTGCATCCGGTTGCCTGCGGCGACCACCACCCAGCCTTCCGGCAGCTCGTAGTCGCCCAGCTTGCGGTCCAGCACCAGCTGGTAGGCGGCAGCCTGCGTGGCCTGGGCCGCGGAGTTGATCTCGTCGAGGAACAGGATGCCCTTGCCTTCGGTGGGCAGGAACTTGGGCGTGGCCCAGTCCGTCTTGCGGGATTTGGAGGCAGCCGTGCCGGTCACCAGGGGGATGCCGCGCAGGTCAGCGCTGTCCAGCTGCGAGAGGCGCAGGTCGATCAGCTCCAGGCCCAGCTTCTTGGCCACCTGCTTCACGATCTGGGATTTGCCGACACCCGGGCTGCCATGCAGCATGACGGGTTGTTTGGCGTTGATGAGGAGTTCCAGGGCTTTCGCGGCTTGTTGGGGGCGCATGGTCATGCCTTCCTATTGAGTGATTTGAGGTCCGGTCCGGGGACGATGAAGTACCGGAACGTGGATGCTGCTTGGTTGAGCGAGACACGCAAGCACAGGGCTTCGACCCAGCTTGCACACCAGTGAGTGGGGCGGCACTGCAGTGCGTCAGAGACCCCGTACTTGCGTGGTTTCATCAGTGAAGCGTGTGAGGATTGGAGGTATCGTGCTGCGCGGCTTCAGCGTGCTGCTCGAGGTAGTGAGCCAGCGCGGCGTTGAACTCAGGGAGTTCAGCGCTCAGCGAGGCGATCGCGTCGGCAATCACACACGCCAGATCGTGCGCGCTGCCGCCGTAGGCCTGCACCGTGGGCAGCTGGTTCTCGCCGCCCGCGTATGCGATCAGGCCGATGACCGCCGTGACATCGGCGTCAGTGGGGACTTCTTCGAGGGACTTGTACAGCTTGTCCAGCAGCTTACGATTTGCCATTGATGATCTCGTCCAGGTTGGCGTCGATGTCGATCAGCACCTCACCCAGCTTGCTGATGTGGTCCTCGAGGGCTGAGATGCGGCGCCGCAGATCAGCGATCACCTTGTCCTGTGCTGCCTCGTGGATTTTGCGGCGCGAGGCGGTGCAGTACACCGCCTGGGCCAGGTTCGCCGCCCGCATTTGGTCGGCGACCATTTGGTCGAGTGCTCTCGAGTTCATTTTTTCTCCATGCACGTCATGCAGGGGATCACCGGGACGACCTTCTCGACCGTCCGGGTGCGCCATTTGACCTTCTCCACCACCTCCGGCTTGGGCGGCGTGCGCGTGTCCAGCTCATACGCGACGCAGTCCATCAGCCGGATCGTGGTGATCAGGCGTTGCAGTCCACCACTGGCGCCGGCGCCAATGCTGCCGCCGGCACCGTTGCTACCATTGCCGCCGATCCCGAAACCCCAGCCAGTGGACACAGTGGTCACGGCAGTGGTTTCGGTCATCCGGTGTCCGAAGAAACGGACCAGGCCGGGGGCCAGCTCGACACGCTTGTACGGCATCTCCTCGTCAGAGACGACGTACATGTCCGTGCCGGCCTCGAACTCCTGAGCGCCCATCGGCCGATTATTCAGACCATTCACGCTCCGGCGAACGATCTTCATCCGCGGCTGACACTCCGTGTCCGCATACCGACTCACGGTCGCGCTCGGTGTGATCGCTGGCGGCACGACCGGCTGCACAGGCCTCACTGACCAGCTGCGCGATGCGTTGGTCACCGAAGCCGACCCGCCCGTTGCTGCCTGGCCCTGATGCTGACCTTGATGCTGGTCCTGCCGCTCCTGCTGCCACTGCTGCTGCGGATCCTGCGCGCACGCGAAGGCGCCGTCGCAGCCATGCGCGAAAGCTTCGCTCGTGGCCCACAGCATCAGGCCGGCGGCGATTGACACCCATACCCAGTCTATTGCTTTCATTTTCCAGTGCTCCCGAACCCGCCGGTGCCCCGTCTGGTCTCGTCCAGTTCATCCACGGTCTCGAAGTCCATTCGGAAGAACGGCATCAGGACGGCCTGCGCCACCTTGTCACCGGTCTCCACCCGGAACTCCTTGTCCGAGTCGTTCTGCAGCTTCACCAGGATCTCGCCGCGGTAGTCCGAATCGATCACCCCGGTGCAGTTCGACAGACGCACGCCATGGTTGAAGCCATGACCGCTGCGGCTGTAGACCATCAGCACCGTGTGCGGAGGGATCTGCACGTGCAGACCCGTCCGCACCACACCGGACTCGTGCGGCGGAATCACCGCGTCAGTTGTGGCGAAGATGTCGTAGCCGGCAGCGCCGTCCGACGATTGGCGGGGCAGCGTGATCAGCCCCGATTTCACTTTGATCACAGCCATTCAGCAATCCTCGCTATGGACAGGACACTCAGGCCGACCCCGGCCAGCAGCAGGAGAACTTCCAGCATGTCCTCCATCAGCCTGACCCAGCTCGCCCCGCTCTCGCTCCTCGAGAACACGCTGCAGTGCCCGCCACTGTGCCGGAGATATAGCGGCATTTCGGGCCTCTCGGATGTCGTCGAGGGATTTGTTCCAGAACTTCCCGCGCTGCTCTTCGTACAGCAGCTGGTTTCCACGGCGCAGCAGCTCATTGATGACGAACTCCGTAGGGTCGATGTTGCCTTCAGCGACGGCAAGGTCGCGCAGCAGCTGCTCGATGGAGGAGGCCTCGAAGGCCTCCTGGAGCAGCCGCTGCAAGTTGATCGAAGCGGCTGCCATGATCACTCTCCGTCCAGCGTAGCCGTGGCTTCAGCCACGATGTCGGTCAGGAACTTCGCCGCGACCCGGGCCTTGACAGCCTTGCCGCCGCGCTCCAGCAGGATGTCCTGCACCAGCGTGAACACGTCTTCGTTGTCGACCTCGTTGGAGCGGTACAGCAGCTCCAGCAGCTCTTCGGTGGATTTGTGGTCGTATTCCTGCTTCAGGAAGGCGGAGATGGAGGTGTCAGTCATGTGAGATGTCCTCGTGAACGTGGCGTCGAATGACGACGCCGGGGTGGGGTGCTCCTTGCGGAGCATCAACGCCGTCGGTGTATACAGCCACCGTCAGCTCGTTGACTTTGGTGTTGTGGCGGTGCTGTCGCTCCAGCTCGTCAGCGAACACCTCGCGGTGGATCAGCAGTGCCGGGTTGATGCCCAGCACGTGCTCATCGAGGATCGATGAAGAACGCAACGCCTTGATGTACTTCATCACGATGAGCGGGCTGGTCCGCCACTGGAACTTCGGGTACCGCTGGGAGCTGGTCTTGAAGCGCGACACTGATGGCCTCCAACAACTGGTGATTGGTGGTTCGCAGCCGAATCAACTCGGCTGCGCAAGAGATGAGAAGATGCTTCACAGGAAGTCCTTGATCAGGTCCCTGACCTCGTCCTTCTGCTCAGGAGTCAGGGTTTTGGTCGGGATCGTCAACCCGCGCACGACCTTGTCGCCGATGCGCACGTTCTTCACCTCGAGCCCCATCTCGTCGAGCCAGGCCACGCGCTTGAACTCGCTGGCCATCTGCTTGCCGAGCAGGTACTCGTACAGCACCCGGATCTCGTTGGTGCTGATCTTGTCCGGCGAGATCTCGTCGAGACAGACCCGCTTGAAGATGTGCGCCGCCAGCTTCAGCCGCTGCAGGTCGAACATGTCCAGCGACTCGTCGGCGTTGGGCATGAGCTTAGCCAGCGGCATCAGGTCCCCGGACTTCAGCACGTCTGCCACGCGCTCGCGGTCGGTCAGACTGACCTGCTGCGCGCTCGCCTTCTGCGCCGACATCATCGGGAAGCGGACACGATCCTCGTCCACCTTGATCGAGATGAGCAGGTTGGCGAAGGCCTGCAGCTCCGCTGCAATCGCCTTCGTGTCAACCCAGCTGGGGTCCAGCTTGGTCGCCTGGTAGGCCGGCATGTTGTAGCGCCGGTCCCCCTGCTCGACATCGATCGGGTACTTCGAGTTGGAGATGAGGATGAAGCTGTTCCAGCTGCGCTGCTGAGCGGCCTCCTTGCGCATGGAGCGCACGGGGGCGGTGTCGCCCGTCACCAGCATCTTCAGCTTGTTGTTCAACTGGTCCCTGCCCTTGTGCTCGCGCACGTTCACCTCGTCCACCACCACCAGCAGGCTCTCCGACTGGTAGGTGTTGAACTTCTCGGCCAACGTCTCGAGCGACAGGAGCAGAGCATTGGTCTCGCCGAGCAGAGGCTTGAGCACCTGCTCGAAGAGCACGGTCTTGCCGGAGCCCTGCACACCCGTCAAGATCCAGGCGGTGCCCGCCTTGGTCCGGTTCTTGAAGATGTGCGCGACCCAGTTCAGGAAGTACTCGATGGCGACCTGGTCGTCCGACATGGCGTGCTTGATCAGACGGCCGATCCACTTCAGCGAGGTACTCTGTACTAGGTACTGAGCGCCTTCCTGGTGCGTCCGTGTCTCCGTGCCCGTCATCTTCATGAAAGGTGAGGGCACGAACTTGTTCAGCATCTCGGCCTCGTAGTCGAGGACCGTGTGGGTGGTCGGGTCGTAGATCGGCCGACAGGTCCGGATGATCTCGGGCGGATCCACCTCCAGAGCGGTGAAGTAGTCCTCGACCATCTTGAGCGACGAGGCGGTATTCCACTGCCCGACCACACCGATGTCCGGGTGATAGCGACCGTAGATGTACTTGCCGGTGCCGTCAGCGACCACGAAGGGGACGGGCTCGCCCATCTCGAGCGTGGCCTGCTCCAACTGCGCCTGCTTCTCGGCGTAGTAGGAGGGCAGTGCGTCCTTGATGGAGTAGACCGGCTCGCCCTTGAAGTTGTAGAGGAACTTGAAGTCGTCGTCTGGGTGGAAGTACCCCCAGCTGTCGCCGCCGTTCAGGTTCATGTAGGTGAAGCCGCGCTCGGACTTCAACCCGGTGATGGTCATGGTGCCCGCGGGGACACCAGTCAGCATCTCGTCCCCGGAGGGTAGATACTGGATGGTCCCCTTCACCTTGCCGAGGCCCAGCTTCTTGCGCAGGTCATCGATCGTCTTGCGACGGGTCTCCATGACCAGCTGCGCATCTGCCAGCACACGAGCCAGCGGGATGACATCCAGTGCCCGGGTGACCAACTGCACGCGAGCCGCGCCCGGGTACGGGTCGGTCAGGCCGGAGGCCAGTACCGGCGGCGCCACATAGAGGAGCTTGTCGTTCTGGCAGGTGGTGATGTCCAGCGGGTAACGCAAGGCCACTCGGCTGCCAGCCAGCTCCAGGTCGTTGGCCAGCTCGGGCACCGAGTAGTTGCAGTGCTCGAGCCAGACCTTCAGCTGCGACGGGGTAATGGCCCCCTCCAGCAGCATGAACACGTGGCAGCGCAGGCCAGGGCACTGCGGCAGGCTCGCGCTCGAGCTGTACTGGAGGACGTAGGAGACATCGCCCAAGCCCAGCAGCTGCAGAGCCTGGTCGACGGTGGGAGTCTGGCCCTGAACGAGGAACCCGTCGAAGTCCAGACAGACCCACTGCGTGAGGGTAGAGGGAGAGGTGGCGCCAGCGCGCTTCTCGTCCACGAGATCGCGCAGCAGCTCGCCCTTCACCAGGGCGGCGCCCTGAGCGGCGACCGACGTGACCAGGCCGTGCAGATCCGCCAAGGAATTGACGGTGTGCTTCTGGCTGCTCATCTGGAGCACGTGCGGGTACTGCTCGTTCTTCAGGCTGCCCGTCGGGGAGAGCCAGTACTTCTTGGCGAAGGGCGTGCCGTCAGTGGCAGCGACGGTCCAGATGTGCATGTCAGTCCTCGTGTTGAATCAGAAGGTCGAGAGGCTCGACCTTGTAGAAGTGAGCCATGCGGTTGATGGTGTCAAGCGTAGCTTGGTAGTCGCGCTGCTCTTCGAGCTTCTTCAGGGTCTCGTAACGGATACCTGATTGCTCGACCGCCTTGACCCGCGACAGACCTGTTTCAAGTCGTAGCTGGCGGATGAGAGCTGTGTTAATGCGAAGTCGGAGCATTTGTCTGCCACCTGAACGATGTTGAGATTGGCCAGCTTCGCCAGCTTGCACATGTCGGCATGCTGCGCCGGCGGCAGGTCCATCATGATGCGCACGGCCTGCCGTGAGCGGTGGACCGCCACCTGGCCGCCTGTGAGCGAGTCCCAGAGCAGCTCGAGCGTCGACATGAGGCGGGGGTCAGAAGGTGTTCGTTCCTTGCCGACCTGATCGACGATGTCTCGAAAACCAGAAGTCCAGACGTTGGTCGGCTTCTTGAAGCACGTCACTACGAGCCGGGCAATCCGCTCTTCCTGCCACGCCGCGCCTTCCTTCTTCGCGCGGACCCAGAAGTCGTAGGCCTGAGAGTGGATGGCCTGCTGCAGGAGCAGATTCATCTGTTTTCGAGTCAGCATGTTCGTCAGTCCTGGGGTCGGGATAGTAGCACAGGGTTGTCCGGCAAGCTCTTCAGGTGCGGGTAGGTCTCCTTGCACGTCTTGACGCCGAGCAGTCGGCAACCTGCAAGGAAATCATCCGGGTCGACACCCTTCCTCACGATCAACGTGAAGAACGCCGCCAACTCGAACAGCGAGTCCTCCTTGAACTGGAGGTACAGCCGGTCGTACCCCTCGGATGCGGAAACGCCCTCGGCGAGCCAGGACCGGCAAGTTTTGTAGCCGACTGGGTTCAGGCTGAGGAAGGCCTTGAGCGCGATGCAGACCTGCTCACCCTCGGTCAGCGCGCCCGCCATCTGCCCCACATACGCCTGGGCCTGCGGGGTGAAGTGGTAGAGCGCGCGCCTGAGCATACTGATCCTCATGCTCCTTCTCCATGAAGCGCTTCAGATGCGAGCGCGTAGGAAATGCCTGCAGTTTGAGCAGGCCAAGCGTGTGCCGGACGCGGTCGTCATTGAGACCGGCGCCGGACTTGGCCAAGTTGCTGATGGAAGTGAAGTTGGCATCGAGCGCCATGGCGCGGGCGAGGATCTCGCAGAAGTCCTCGTCGCTCTTCCGGCGCTCGAAGAAAGTCGAGCTGCAAAGACGACGGAAGTGCTGATATTCGAGGGGATAGTCAGACATCGACCACGCCAGGATGATGCCTGTCCACCCATGCGCGTAGCTCTCGAACTCCTTGCGCGCCAGCGCCCGCTCAGGTTCGCGCACGCAGGTCAGCAGCTTCTCGAGCATATCTTCAGTCACTGCCATGGGGGTTTCTCCTAGTTGCCAGCCGAGGATCGGTTGTGACCGTTGATGAGGGAGTCGCGGAAGGCCAGCAACCCTTCAAGGTCTCGGTCCTGGATCTTCTTGAACACATCCGGATCCGTCTTCTCGGGAAAAGTCATCAGCGTGTTCCATGCGTGCCTGAAATGGCTCGCGTTCTGGGCATTGAATGGCACCTTGTTGCCGCGCCACCAGTTGGCCAGCGCGCGGAGCTTCATGGACTTCTCGCTCGCGCCCAGCCACCCCAGCACTCGGCGCTCATCGTCGTTGAACGCCTTGTCCGTCATGTGGAAGTAGTTGTGCGGCTCCGCCGTCATGCCCTCGAGCTTGGCCAGCGCGATGGTCTCAGCGATGTCCTGCTCTTGCCATTGGTCGAGGTAGAAAGGCCAGTAATACTGGGTCTTGAAGAACTCTCCGAAGTCGGGATCCACGATGAAGCGCGACCAGCCGCGGTCACCGCAGCAGCGCAGAATGAACTCGGCCTGGTCATAGACATCGCTGATGGTCTGCTTGCGACGACTCACCCGGGCGATGGCGCCCAGGAACTCCATCGTCGTCCGGCCATGCGGAAGGCGGAAGAGCGTCTCCACGTTCCGCTCGTCGTAGCTTCGACCGCTGATCCGGTAGAACATCAGGAACTTCAGCAGCTTCAGCTCGTCCATGTCAGAACCTCCCTTGCTCCAGCCTCGTGGCGACGATGTAGGGGTCCTTGCCGATCAAGGACACAGGATTGCGGGTGAGGGGCCGGCGCTTGCGCCGGTAGGCAGCCATGAACTCTTGCCACAGATTGCCCGCCGTCGAGGGCGGCAACGTGTAGGGGAACTGACCCCAGGTACCCAGTACCGAGTACATAGAATCGCCCGGCTTGCCGCCAAGCATGGCCGCCACCTCCTTCTCGTCCTTCCGCAGCAGCGGCCAGACAGCGTAGAGGCAGTCGTGGATGGTGTGGGGAAGCCCGAGCACCTTGTGCATGGCGATGGCGTCGCGGATGGTCTGCTCAGGCCACTGCAGGATGGTGCCAGGCCAGTTGGGGCGCTGGTGCAGAAGCCACGAGCGCATGGGGAAGTACACCTCGTTCTCGCTGTCGTTCAGCGAGTACTCGGCGAGGTCGGCCCATCCTCGGTCGCCATAGCGCTTCCAGATCTTCAGCGCTTCGGCTTTGACATGGTGGAAGCCCTCGGGGGTGCTGGCCTGAACCGGCACCCGGATCAGCGCGCCGAGGAAGTGCCAGAAGGAGGGGTAGCAGGACTCTCGGTAGAGAGGGTAGTCGCCGCCTCCGTGCGCGAGGCGCCCGTTGTAGGCGGCGATTGTGAGGTTCTCGAAGCGGAGGCTGAGATCCATCGGAGCATCCTGTCAAGGTTGGAGAACGCGCCGAGCATCACGAGGGCGTGCAGCTCGTCCAGAAACTCATCCGGCATGGGGCGGAGGATGTCCCGCCTGATCGCCGGGAGGTTGAAGGGATCGATCTCATCCATGTGGAGCGCGATCTCCCCGATCTTGATCGACCGCGGGTCCGGATGGACGATGTCCCGCAAGGGGCCGGTGATGCGGAACGTGGCGATGAAGGTCTTCGCCATGTCGTCGTCCGCCGCGATGCGTGGGCTCATGTAGGGTCCCCATCGACCCCATCGCTCTTTAGGCTCCATGCCAGCAGGTCCGCCTCGTTCTTCACGGCGCCCAGCCGGGTGAGCGCACGCAGGTTGATCAACGCCGGCGTCTCCACCTTGTTGGTGTAAAGGTGCCGGAAGTGGCCCATCTCCCACGGCTTGACGCCGAGACGCACGGCGATCTCGCCGATCACCGCGTCGCGCCCGTCCCGCTCCGGGTCGATGTAGCCGGTGGCGCCCATGGCCTCGTAGTAGCCGCCGATGGCGGCGAAGGTGGTCACCTCGTCCACCTTGGCTCGGACCGGCAGGCTTGCCAGCCAGTCCTTGCTGATCAGTCCGCTCGTACCGTCCCGTACATGCGCAGCATCCGCAGCGATTTGAACCATTCTCCAATCCTCTTCCCAGTTAAGTAGTTGACATGTGCCTCGGTGAGGCGGTGGCGTGCGTCGCGGTGGCGCTTGGCCTTCTGCATCAGACGCCACAGCTCGTGCGTCCGGCTCTCCTCGCGGAAGCCCGCCTCAAAGAGCACCTGCGCCACGCGGTCGCCGCGCGACCACGGCCGGCCGGTCAGCCAGCGCGCCAGCTCCTGGTCGTCGTGGCACCACAGCGTCTCGAACGCTGCCACGACATCCGCGAACCACGCCTTCTCGCCCTGCAGCTGCATGATCAGTGTCATGGCGCGGATGGTCTCCTCGGGCCACTGCCGCATGTGGATGGGGTGCGAGTCCTCGCTCACGGCGAGCCATGTGGAGGCGGCGTCGTCGATGGAGGCGCACAGCGCGCCCCAGCCACGGTCGCCCGCGTCCTTGAGCCGCTTGTCCGCCAGGTCCTGCAGCGTCAGGAGCGAGCGCTTCACGCCGCCCTTGGGGTCAGGCACCATGGCCAGCGCTCCCAGCCGCTCCCATGACCACTGGGGCCAGATCGTCTTGGGGTTGACCGCCCAGTCAGAGTAGCCGCTCTTGGTGCGCAGCAGCTCGGCAGTCAGCCAGCTCTTGTGGAGGGGGGGCTCGCTCATCTTGGTACTCCGTACTTAGTGCTTGGTTCTTGGTTCTGAGTGCTTAGCCCGCGATGTCGGCCAGCAGCATGGCCGCGTTGCGGATGATGCGCTCCTGCTCGTCGTGGCTGTGCTCACCTCTCACGACGCGCTGCAGCCCCGCGATGATGATGGACAGGGTCACGTCCCGCTCCTGCTGCTTGGCGGAGGAGGCAGTGGTGCCCGGTGTGTCCGGGAAGTAGATCATGCGATGGTCCATGGTGTGTCCTCGACGCTTGCAGGGTGGGTGAAGGGACCCGCACAACACGCGGGTGTGGGTGAGGGCGGACGCCCTAGTACTTTGAACTCTGTACTACATTCTAAGTACTAAGGATTGCATGAGGGCCCTGAATTATTAATCGAATTATTAATCCAATTAATAATCCAGGGGATTATCAGACTTTGGCTGGTGCCGTCCGCATGTGCTTCAGGTCAGGCAGCGGTTGGTTGCGATTGATGCCGTGCTGGTTGAGCCACGTATCGAGATCAGCGGTGCCGAACTTCGGATTGGCCAGGATCTGCGCCGCCAACACGTTGCACAGGTGTCCGGGCAGATGCCAGAGGATCGGCAGGATGTCGATCTGGACATGGTTCTGCTCGGTCTTCTTCGGCGGGCGATTCGCGTACTCGAAGGTGTGGAAGATCAAGCCTTCCGACAGCCCTACCTTGTCGTCAGGCAGTCGTTCCGCCAGCCGGTTGATCATGAACTTCGACACGCGTTGCCTCCCCACTTGGGCACGGTAGGCGGCCTCGATTCGCCACTCCAGTCCATACTGCTTGCCGGGGGACAGACTCATGACCTTCGGCAGCTCTGTGTGAGGCACGGATCCTCGATAGCTGATCCGCGACTGCAGCCATGCCAGGGTTTGGGCGCGTTCAAGTTGTGAATATTCCACGGTTTTCTCCTTGGGGGGCGAGGGTGGATTTCTAGCAAATGTCTGTAGCACTTAAAGTGCTACATGCTACTACAACGATTGCGAAGGCTAGAGATCGGTACTACAACGCTATACAACGTGTAGGAAAGACTACGTCCAGACAATTCCCTTACTCGCAGTAGGGGTGTTGCACTTATCTCTATGCAGTCGCTAGATTGTAGCACTTCCTACTGCTACACTGCTACAGACTTTTGCTAGATCTGACCCTCTGTAAGTCCTTGATTCTATTGAGGGCGCTTAAAAGCTTATAGCTATCGCTATTCTTATAGTAGTTGTAGCAGAAAAATAAAATAACTCAGAATGAGCGAAGAAAAGGGTTTTTCTTCTAGCAAAAGCATATCATTTCACAAAAAGACACACCGTCAAATTTTGTGAAACGACTTTTTTCCAAAAGCATCAAGGTGGAACCCCCGCTACAAGTGCTACACGGGGGTTTGAGGGGGAGGACGGCGCGTTTCCACGCCGTCCAGTTTCAGATCAGACCGGGAACTGATCAGCCACCCGTTCTACCGGGTAGCCCTTCCCATCCTGCTCTTCCAACCACTGCTGGACTTCCTCGTCCTGTTCGAACTCCTGCGCCCAGTTGATGAGCGCAGTGGTGGAGGTCAGCATGTCCGCGATCACCGACTCAGGGATACGCTTGCCGGTACCCGCCAGGCGGATCGCACGATCCCGCGCCTGAGCCAGAGCTTTGGCGGCCCGCACGGCGTAGTCGTAGTAGACCCGCACTGACAGCGAGGGCTCGTCGGCCGGCTCGGTGGAGCCCCACAGCTCGATGATCGGCTCGCGCAAGCCTTGCAGCTTCACGTTGGTGGTCGCCCCCTGACCCAGCACACGTCGGGCTTCTTCTTCGCTGACGCCCATACCCACGAGGCGCTGGATGTCAGCTTCCTTGATCTCCCGGCCGTGAATCATGAAGTCGAGCATGGACTCAAGGGAGTTAGGCTCGTCGAACTTGCTGGGCTTGTGCTTCTGCAGCTCAGCGAAGGCTTTGACGTACATCGCCTTGTGCTCAGCCAGGGCTTCTCGTGCTTGCTCGGCGCGCTCGCCCCCATCGAGGACAACTGTGGCATTGCCGACGAACTTAGCCATAGCGGTGCTGCAGGTGGAGCGGAGGACAGCCTTGAGACCACTGCCTTTGAGGGTGTCGTAGTACATGTGAGGTTTCCTTTACAGACTGCGGGTGAGGTCGAAGATTCGACCGGGGTGGTAACGGCCTGACTCGACCCACCCAAAGGTGAACCGAGCCATGCCAGAGAAGGCGCTGCAGAGCAAACCAGCTACAGCAGCAGCCATCATTCCTGAGAACGTGCCCCAGTGCATCGCTGCAGTCAGGGCGGTGGCGGCGATGTCAAGCAGAAGGGGCTTGCCGAGCCACTGCAGGGCTGTCTTCCTCGGGAGCTTGATGAAGATGAGGAAGATGCCCAGAAAAACGATGAAACCTGACGCGATCATGCGGGCGGCACCTCTCTGTTTCAGTGGGAATGCCCACAGGAGCCTCCAGAAAGGCCACAGGGGCGTTTTTGGGTCGAGCTAGGGTGATTCCCTTATCCAAGGCCCTGAAGGGCTCCTAGAGGCTCTGAGAGGCCTTTGCGGGCATTCGAGGCTCCAGCGACTTCAAGGTAAGGATTGCCCACGTGCCTTGAACGACCAGAAAAACCGGGCGGAGCCCCCGGAGGGGCCCCACCCTGCTCATCAGCGACCGCGGCGAGCGTCGTCGAGCGTGCGGAAGCTGCGACCTTCGTCGCGCGCTGCCATCAGCTCCTCGAAGTGAGCTTCCTCGAAGGCCTTGGCCGCCTCATACAGCTCTTCGGCGGTGGCCTTCAGCAGCTTCGCGTCCGCGAGGGCGTTCAGGTTGACGAAGCGGCAGGCGCGCTCAGCGGCGTAGTCCGCCTGGCGTTTCACGCTGGCGTAGGTAGCGACCCAGGTGGAGTACTTGGTGAGCGTGTCGAAGTCCTCGAACACGTCTTCCGGGTCGCTCGTCTCGGGGGCGGCGTCGTATTCCGCCTTGATCGAGGGGGCGTCAGCCTTCAGCTGCTCGGCCTCACTCAGCAGCTGCTTGGTGCGGTGCTCCATCACCAGCTCCAGCGGCATCGACAGCGCCTCAGCAACCATCGCCAGGGCGGCCTCATCGACCTTCAGGCTGTTCTTCTGCATGCGCGCCAGCGTGCTGTCGATCGTGTCAGCGCGATCGAAGCTCGACAGGCCGTTCAGCAGAGCCATGCCGGCCAGGGCTTTGTGCAGGTCGAAGAACTGCTCGGCGCGCTGGTGAGCCTGACGAGCGCGCGAAGCGTCGCTGTCGTTGTCCAGCTGCTCATCCGAGCGGGAGGTCTCATCGAAGTGGTTGCGTTGATCCAGCGTGCCACCAGCGGTGCGCTCCAGGCGACGCTCCAGAGCCAGCGCGCCGCGTGCGGCGTTCACACCGCGGAAGAGGGCGGTGTTGGCCAGAGCCTTCAGGATGGCGATCTGGGTGGTGGTGTC